GTGGCTTTGAATTTTACAAGGATTACCTAACCATGAAAGAACAGATACAAGAATATGTTGCACCAGACCTATCTGGTTTTGATAAAAGAATAGATTTAACAAAAGAAGAGTTAAGCAGCAAAACAGATCTTATACAAACAGAAGTCAACATGATTATGCAAGAAATGGAAATGATTATGTCCGAAATTAGATTAGTATCTGATGTTGCAAATGAACTTAAAAATGATCTTCGTCAAGATGTGAGACGTGTAGAGAAAATTGTAAATGATGTCGAGCAATTAGTCAAAGAAGATTCGAGAGAAACCAACCAGGAGTTAAGAGATACCACGAAGGACATTCAGGAAGACATGGAATTATTAACGGATAAGTTGGAGCAAGCCATGACTGAGCTAGAAGAAAAGATTGAGAAAAGAATAAAACTAGCATTAGAAAATCCTTTATCACAAATGTGATGGCTAAACCACCTACCAACGAATACTTTACACCTGTCAAAAAAAGGACTAGTATAGGGCGTTCTTCACGCACAAGGCCAAAGAACAAAAACAAAAGAAGACAGTATGTCAAATACAGGGGTCAAGGATGACTAAATTATGTCCTAGAGGTAAAGCTGCAGCTAAGAGAAAGTTTAAAGTTTATCCGTCAGCTTATGCAAATGCGTACGCTTCCAAAATTTGTGCAGGTAAAATTAAAGATCCAAGTGGTGTAAAAAGAAAAGATTTTAGAGGACCTAAAAAAGCTATGGGTGGAGAAGTCATAGACTTTAATAAAATATCTCAAGCAAGAAAAAAAGTTTCTCAGTTTAACAAGGGTGGTATCGCAAGAGGATGTGGTGCTATCATGGCAAAGAAAAGAAAAAAAACTAAGAAGCGCTAATGTCCGGTCACAAAGGATTAGCAAAATGGTTTAAGCAGGACTGGGTTGATATTGGTTCTAAGAAAAAAGGTGGAGGCTTTGCCAAGTGTGGTAGGTCAAAACTAAAAGCAGATAGAAAAAGAAAATATCCTAAATGTGTTCCAGCAGCTAAAGCTGCAAGAATGACAGAGAGTCAAAGAAGATCAGCAGTAAAAAGAAAAAGAAGTAAACCTCAAGGTGTTGGAGGTAAACCAACTAATGTTAAAACATTTGCTAAAGCTGCAGGTGGAGGTATGGCAGTTAGAGGTATGAAATTTATTGGTGTTAGATGACCAAGAAAAGAAAAGACCCTAGAGTTGGCACGGGTAAAAAACCGAAAGGTAGTGGCAGGAGACTTTACACGGATGAGAATCCACGCGATACTGTATCTATCAAGTTTGCTACTCCTGCTGATGCTAGAAAAACAGTGGCAAAAGTTAAGAAGGTTAAAAAACCTTTTGCTAGAAAAATTCAAATTTTAACAGTCGGTGAACAAAGAGCTAAAGTTATGGGTAAGTCACAAGTAGTTAATATTTTTAAAAAGGGTAAAGATGCCATCAGAAAAATTCATAATCGTAAAAGGACGTAAATACAAAAAGTCTCCATTAAAAGAAGGTCCAAAAAAGAAAAGACTTGTTAAACTTTTAATGTCAGCTAGACGTGATGTTGGAGTAGCATTAAAAGAAAAAAATAAATCAAAAGAGAGACTAGCTAGAAATAGAGTACATAAATATAAAAAACAGTTGAAGGAGAGATGAGTTTAGAAAAAGAAATAAAAAACGACGTACGTAAGTGGTCCGAACATTTTTTAGAAATACCTAATAAACATCTAGGAGGTTTCCCGGCTTGTCCTTTTGCAAAGAAAACTTGGAAAGATGATAAAGTTGTTGTTGAGGTAAAAAGAAAACACAAGTGGTACAAAGCTGAACTAAATGCCCAATTGAAGCAGTTAGATTTTTCTGTTCATGAGATATTGATATTCTGTGACCCATACTTTAATTATTCTTTAGAAGATTTTCAGGAGACAATAGATGCGTACAATACTTGGTACAATAAAAAGGATATATATTTTATGGGTTTTCATCCCCACAATCCAGCCAACGAGGAGGAGCAAGAGTTTCTTGTCACTCCAAATGGGGACACCCCTACTGTAGAAAGTGATTTGGAATATTCCATGATGCTGGCACAAAAGTTCTCGCAATTACAGGAAGCTTCTGATAAATTACATAGAATTGGTTACTATAAGTTGTGGCCAACCGGGTACTATAAAGACGTCGTAGTATCTAGACAAAAAACCTATAAACGAATATTCGGAGGTCAATATGAAGGGTAAGAAAAAACAAGCAATGAAACGTGGTGGCGCTGTTAAAAAACGTGGCGGTGGCATGATGAAAAAAATGATGGGCGGTGGCATGATGGGCAAAAAGAAAATGGCCGGTGGTGGCATGATGGGTAAGAAAAAACAAGCAATGAAGCGTGGAGGTGCCGTCAAAAAAAGAGGTGGTGGCATGATGAAAAAGAAATAGATGCCAACCTATTCTTCAACAGCTAACTTTGATCTCAGCATAGATGAAATTGCTGAGGAAGCATATGAACGTTGCGGTTTACAAGTTCGTAGTGGATACGATCTAAAAACCGCAAGACGTTCTTTAAACTTAATGCTATCTGAATGGGCCAACAGAGGTCTAAACCTTTGGACTATTCAACTACAAGAAAAAAGTTTACCTGCAGGAACAACAAATTTAACTGGTTTAGATTTGTTTGGATCGGGTCAAGAAGCTGGTCAACAAATAGTTGACATTACAGATCTTGTTATCAGAGATTCAAGCAATAATGATTTTTCTGCACAAACAATTAGTAGATCAACATATTTAAATATATCCGTTAAAAGTACCAGCGGAAGACCAAGTCAATACTATTTCGAACGTACGATAAACCCAAGATTATATCTATATCCTGCAGCAGATGTAGACTACACTCTAGTATATTATGCTCTGATTCGGATGAAGGATGCTGGGGCGTACACGAATAATGCTGAGATTCCTTTTCGTTTTCTTCCATGTATGACTGCCGGATTAGCTTATTACATAGCTATGAAGAAAGCGCCAGAAAGAATTCAATTATTAAAACAAGTTTATGAAGATGAGTTCCAGAGAGCTGCAGCTCAAGATGGAGAAAGAACAAGTTTATTTTTAACACCTAAAACTTATTTACCAGGAGTTTAAATGGCCAAGTTTGCATCAGGTAAATTTGCAAAGAGAATATCAGATAGATCTGGTATGGCTTTTCCATATAATGAAATGGTTAAAGAATGGAACGGTTCCATAGTTCACATATCTGAGTTTGAGCCAAAGCATCCTCAGTTAGAACCTGTACCAATAGTAACTGATCCAGAAGCATTAGAAAATGCAAAACCACAAACTGCGATATCAAGAGTTTTTGTGGGTGGTGCTGATGGTCCTATAAATGCTGGCAGAACAGTTGTAAAACCAGATGGCTCTGATGCAGCTTATGATGGAAAAGGTTTCGGACTAACTGCCAATCAATTTGAAACGGCTGATCAGGTGGTAACTCACACTAGAGCAGACGGTTCTACTTTTACAATAACGACTAAAAGCATGATGCCTCTAGAATTACAAGCACCAAAAAAGCCTACAAGGTTGCTATCATCCGTAGGTAATGTTACAGTGAGCACATCATGACAGATTTTTCTGATTTAGTAGATAATGTAAGAAATTACACAGAAACTGATTCATCAGTTTTAACTGATGCAATTATACAACAGTTTATTGATTCTACTGAGGACAAAGTAAGAAGAACGGTAGATTTAAATTATTATAGAAGATATGACACTGCTACATTAACAGTCAATAATCCCTTTTTACCACTACCCGGTGATTGGGAAGCAACACGATATTTACAACTTATAGATGCAAATGATAATCGAACTTTCTTGATACAAAAAGATATTTCGTTTATTAATGAATTTGCGCCTGATAGGACGTCTTCGGCTGCTGGCACTCCAAAGTATTATGCCATGTACGATCAAGACACTCATATGTTGGCGCCAACCCCGAACGCTGCATTAACTGTAGAGCTCGCATACACGTACAAGCCACCTGTCTTGTCTAGCACGACAACGTCGAACTGGATGAGCCAGAACGCTCCAAACGTGCTATTGTATGGTTGTGTTTTAGAGGCACTTGGATACTTGAAAGGTCCGGCTGATATGATACAATACTACGATAAAATGTATAATAAGTCTTTAAAAGATCTAGCCTCATATGAGATGGGACGTGATCGTAGAGACGAATATCGAGATGGCGTTATTCGTATCCCTCTCGAGTCTAGGAACCCATAGGAGATTATTATGGCAATTACACAAGCTGTAGCTAACAGTTTCAAAGTGGAGATCCTGAAAGGCCTACACAATTTTACGGCTACGACGGGGAATGCTTTTAAACTAGCGCTATATGACAACGAAGCAACTTTAAGTAAATCGACAACTGCTTTTCAACAAACTGACGAAGTAGGTGCATCTGGCACTTATGCAGAAGGTGGAGGAGCACTTACATCTGTGACACCAACTTTATCTGGTGACACTGCAGTATGTGATTTTGGAGACATATCATTTACAAGTGCAACAATATCTGCACAAGCGGCTGTTATTTATAACAGTTCAACTGTATCTGGTTTGACTACGAACGCAGCAGTGTGTGTTCTTGATTTTGGTGCTGTTAAATCTTCAACTGCTGGAACGTTTACAATTACGTTTCCTGCTGCTGAAGCGACTGCTGCAATTTTAAGGATCGCATAAGGAGATAAATTATGACTACCCCACTTTCAGGATGGGGGCGGTCAACCTGGAACAATGCTACCTGGAACGAAGATGGTACTGTTGACGCTACAGGTGTTAGCCTCACATCCAGTGTTAATGACGTAGGTCAAATATTAAGTATTGATGTAACTCCAACTGGAGTTTCAGCTACTGCATCTACTGAGTTACAAATTAGAGAAGGATGGAACCGAGGTCTAAACGTCGGTGATTCAATAGCATCAAGTTTTGCTTGGAGCAATGGTGCATGGGGTAATGGTGATAACACCGTTTCAGTTACAGGTATTGGATTAACTTCTGCTTTAGGAGAAGAGACAGTTACTGGCACTGCATCAGTAACTTTACCAAGCGTATCATTAACAGCCACGGCAGGAGATGCTGTGGCTACAGGTATTGCAGAGGTAACTCCTAGTGGAGTTGCATCAACTAGCTCGTTTGGCTCTTTAACAATAGCTACAGATCAAAATATATCTGTAACAGGTAATGGATTAACTTCATCTCTAGGAGATGAGTCAGTCGCAGTTACAAGCACAACAGGTTGGAACCGTGATACTGATCTTAATACAGGTAATTCTATTGGTTGGGGCGATCAACAATGGGGCACAGTAGGTATAACAAACGTCGTTAGTGGTTTCTCACTTTCCTCTTCTTTAGGAACTCCATCATTAACAACTGATCAAAATATATCTGTAACAGGTATTGGGTTAACTTCTTCGATTGGTGACCCTGCAATAAGAGGTGATTCTAGTCTTTCATTAACTGGTGTTGGACTAACGTCCGCTGCAGGAGATCTACCTTTAACAGTTGATGTAGTAGGTAATGCGCTAACATCAGCGGTTGGATCCGTAGAAACATCCGTATTTGTCACTGGTCTTGGCATGCAAGCAACTCTTGGAGATGCTGAACAAGAGACTATTTACACAATAGACGGTGTTTCAGCAACCACAGGTATAGGCACAGTAAATGTTAGTATAAGTAACATCTTTACAATAACTGGCGTTTCTGCTACTAGTGGTGTAGGTAATTTACAAGGCACTTTCTGGTCCGAAGTAGATGACTCAAACAGTGAAATAAGTTGGACGGAAGTTCACAAAGCTGCATAAAAAAAGTTTTGACAAACTTTAAAATAATCATTAAATTTTAATTAGGAGATTAAATGGGTTCAACATTTTCGACAGGTTTAAGAATAGAACTACAAACTACAGGGGAAAACTCTGGAACTTGGGGTACTATTACTAACAATAACTTTTCTCAAGTATTTGAATTTGCTATTGCTGGTGTATATGCAAAAACTCTTTCTGGAACAGGACCTACAACTTTAACAAATAATGATGGTCCTCAAACTCAAGCTAACAACGAAGCAAGACAAAACCAAATAATTTTTTCTGGGACTATCTCGACTACACATATAGTACAATTCCCAACTACCCAAAAAACTTACGGACTTTACAACAACATAGCAGGTGGCGCTGACGTTACTGCAAGATTAGGTGCTACTGGAAATACAGTTACAATATCAAATGGTAAGTACAGATTAGTATCTACTGATGGAACAAACTGGTATGATATTTTTACACTCGCTGGTTTAGGTGAGGCATGGATTAAGAAAACAACAACGTATACTGCTTCAGCAGGTGATAATATTTTTGCTGATACATCAGGTGGTGCGTTTACAATAACTTTACCAAGCTCTGCAGCTATTGGAGATCAAATCAAATTTATTGATGCAGAGGGAACTTTTGCTGCTGAAAATTTAACTGTTGCAAGAAACGGTCACAAAATTCAAGGAGCAACATCAGATTTAACAGTATCAACAGACGGAGCTGGCTTTGCGTTGGTGTACAATGACAGTGACAATGGTTGGAGATTAAAGTATAACGATTAATTATGGCTAACTTACAAGATATAACAAATAGAAGTGAAGTAGGTACAATTAAACCTTGGCCTAAAGCTGCAGCCCCAGATGGATATGTTTTGTGTGATGGTTCAGCTATTTCAAGAACTACATTTGCAGATTTATTTACCGTAATTGGGACTACGTACGGAACAGGTGATAACTCAACTACTTTTAACGTTCCAAACCTTCAGGGCAAATTTCCTCAAGGCAAAGATGGTAGTAATAGTTTAGCAGGAACTGGTGGAGCTAACACTGTTACTGTTGCAGTAACAAACAACCAAGCAGCTACAAATGCTACAAATCAATCTGTTACAATTACTGGTTCTATCGATAATACATCTTTGACTACTGCTCAACTTGCTTCTCATGATCACAACTTTAATTTACAGTTTGGTCAGGGTAATGATCCAGTAGCCAGTGTTGGACAAAATACAGCACCTGTTGATGGCAATACAAATAACGCTGGTTCAGGTACAGGTCACAACCACTCTCACACATTGTCTGGCACATTGACTGGAAATATTACAACAAGTTTAACAGGCTCAGTCACAGCCGCAGGTAACAACGCTTTTTCACCTTTTGTGGTGGTTAATTATATTATTAAACATTAGGAGATATTGATGGCAACACAGATTGTAATTTTAAATGGAGATTCAATTTTAGTAGATGATTCTTATCCAATTGCATGGGCAGATAAAGGAAAAAATTGGGTAGATGGTTGGTGTCCAGATAGTATACATTGTGTGTTATGGAACAATTTACCAGGACAAAATGAAATACAAACAAAAGATCCTGCGACTGGTATGATGGCAGGTAACACCAATTTAAATGCCACAAGTGATGCTGTTGGATCAACGACAATTGCTGATTTACTTACGTGGGCTGAGACTCGTAAAGGGCAAGTAGAAGCTGCAAAAACAGCCTATGCAACTGCTGTTGCAGATGATGTTGCTAATAGCACAACTAATGCTTCTGGTAAAACTTGGAGAGATTACGATTCTAATTACTCCTAATTAGCTATAAAAAATACCTCTTAGTTGAAGAACTTTTCTTTTTTTAGATCCTGTTACAGCGCAAACTTTGTGCGGAACATTGTTTTTAATCACAAGTAAAGAGTTTGAAACAGGACTTGCACATAGAGGTAAACCCCTACCTGTATCAATTAAAGTTTCTCCACCCCAATTTTTATTCCACTCATCATGAATGTATAAAGAATAATTTAAAGTATGACTAGTATCGTCATGCCAATTTATACCAGCATATTTATCATACTCGTAATAAGATAAAGTTAACATTGAATTTTTTTGAAAAGGCAACCACTCACAATTCATAATTATATCTAGAACATCTTTAAATATTTTATCGACATATTGATATTTTTGATTGTCATATTCTGCAACAGAATTAATTGTTTTAACTTGTTCCATTGTTTTAACTTTGTAGTTATCTTTGTGTAATGTTTCTTGCCAATCTTCGTGACTAACATGTCTTTTTTTATTTTTTATATTTTCGTAATTGTAAGAAGAAACCTTTTCAAAAAGATTTTTTGGTAAAACCTCATTTATTATTAATGCTAGATCATCTACATTAGCATATAAAATCATCTATAGCTTTTCTTTCTCCAAAACATTTTTTTATATCTGTCTACCCATTCACTATTTAACATAGATAAAACTTTGCCATGTGCTTTTTCTAAATAAAAGCCACTCCACATTTTCCATGATTCACGTTTAAATGGTATAACTTGAACCATAGGCTCACCTTTTTTTATTAGAAATTGTTGATCTCTTTTATTTAAAATAAAAGGAAAATTAATCGTATTGATGTATGTATCCGTATCTACAACCCCAGCAATAATATCAAACCGAGTTTCTATTCTATTCATTGGTTTTATAAATAAACAACTGTAACCAGGTGCTGTTTTTATCAACCATTTATTGTGAAACTTTCCAGCATTTTTTCCTGTAGTTTCTTTCCATTCTTCAGGAAGTTGTGTCTGGTTGTGAAATCCAAAATCATTTTGTTCTTTATTAGCTGGAGTCACTGCAAAATCATCTTCTACAGGATCAACAAGATAGTCTTGATCAAAAGGAATTATATAACCCATAGTTAATGAATCTAAAAAAGGCACGCAAGTTTTTACAGTTGGGCTGTGTAAATTATTTTCTTTAAATCTTTTTAATTTTTTATACTCATCTGGAATAAATCTTGAAGCGGGTTGTGGATGAGGCCAGACATCCAACATGCCTTCATTTATAGCGCAAAAAGTAATTTTTTTATCAAACAAATTTTTGTATAAAATTAAAAGACATAGATCTTCTAATATCTCCTTTATTTTTTACTTTAAAAGGCATGACACAATGTTGGTGTCTTGCTTCAAAAATATAAAAATGACCCACCTCTGGTTCCATCCAAGTGCAGTTTGTACCATTAACATCAGTAAAACCTAAAAAACCATCTTTGTATTTATGAGGATCTTTCGCATCATTTATAAATTCAGGGACTTTTAAAAACATAACACTAGACCAACCGGTATTATCATGATGTGTATGAGGAGGATTGTATTCTCCTTCTTGCATGTCATTTATCCAACAACTTAATATTTCTAATTGTTTTGTGCCAGAGAACAGATTTACTTTTTCTACACTTTCTATATAATCATTCATGCAATCAACTATAGTTGCAGAAACTTTACATTCACTTATCTTTTGAGTAAATTCTAACTCAGAGTCTAATCTACCAGCCAACCTAGGACCAAATGAATTTAGGTTTTTTTTGTGTTCTTCATATTTTTCATTTAAATCTTTTATGAGATCTAAAGGTATGTCATACCTTTTTATTATTCTCCCAAATGTATATGTCCTTGCTTTCATTCTTTTTTATCACTTTCATAACACAAATTTGGTGTCAAGAAAACAATTTTAAAAAGTTCTGTTGATTTCATGCAAAACATGTTTACATTAGGTTCTCACCAAAATTAACAATCACAGGAGAAAATATGGAAAACGAAGACATAAATAAAGCCATTGCCTACCTTGCAGATAAGGTGAGCAAATATCATGAAAGACTACTAGCAGTTGAAAGGGACTTAGAACGTCACCTAAAAGATACTGCTACACACTGTAATGGTGATTGTGAATGTAAGAACCCTAAGACTTAGGAGTTTCACCCAACATATCTTTTAATGATGGAGCAAATACTTTAACATCTCGTCTAATTTTTTCAGCGGTTGTTGAAGTGTTTGGGTCATCTATGTCAGCTTGCATAGCTTCTTCAGATTCATATTCTTGACCCGTATCTACGTTAGTTAATGTTGTTTCAGTTTTTACTTTGTACTTAGGTATAACTCTACCATCCTCTAAAGTTATTGTTCCTATTTGTTCAGCAGGTTCAATTATCGGCATTTTCTCTCCAATTTATATTAAAACTTAAAATAACTCTGTCCTCATTAGAGCTATTTGTTTTTACCTCATGTTGTAACCATGATGGGAAAAAAATCAATGAATTTTCTTTGGGTTCAAAATCTACGCTGTGTGCGATGTGCACAGAGGCGTTTTTTCTCTTTGGGGGTGATAGTACCTCAGCTTGTGGTTTAGGCTCTAGAAACACTAAATTACCGCTTTTTTGAGGCACTTTTAAATAGTACACTCCGGACAGGTAATTGTACGGGTGTGTGTGCACGTTGTTCCTAGATCCGGGTGGATTAATCATGCCCCATAAACCTGTCATTTCTGGCACATATTTATCTTGCACGTCTAAATGATCAAAGCACTCTTTAGCTTTAAATAGTATATCACCTACCGTGCTTTTAAATTCTTCGTCCTTGTAAAGCTCATCATTACTATGCCAGCCACCGACGTTAGATCTTGGCATGCCTTTTTCGTCTTTATCTTTTATTTCATAAAGCCTATCGACTAAATGACCGTGACCTTTTATTTCTGTCATCATTACAGGTGTAATAAATAGTGATTGTAAATTCATTCTTTTGCCTTTCTATAGTTGACCTTTTGTAACCTCCATAAAACTTACAATTATATGCACTTGATTAGCAGCGTTTGCCTGCGCTTTTAGTACGTCAGACTCTTGCAAAACAAGGGGCTGAGATAGTAATTCTGTTGTGGTGTTAGTTGCCACGCTTTTAGCCTTAAATAATTCAAAAGTAGCAGAGGATCTAACCACCTCTAAATCTACCAGTGTCGTGCTTCCTGAATCATTACAAATTAGAATAGATTTTACAACATCAGTTGTAGGAGGCACAGGTGGTGTTGCACCAGGATTAGCTGTTGGCACCGTTAACAGGGTTGTTAAATCTGTAGTTGTAATATCAACCATTGCGCTTTTAAATGTATTAGCCAAGGAAAAATGTCTCCGATTCTGTTTCTTCTTTTAAATCTTGTTGAAAGTTAGTGTTTAATAAAAAAACAATTTGTTCTAATAATCTGACCATTTGATCAAACTGACTAGCGTCGTATTCTTGTGTTGCATTAGGTAATCTAGTTATATTTATTTTAGCCATTATCTTCTACCGTCTGGTCTTATTTCTAGTTTTTGTGAACCAAGTCTCCAAGGTGTATCATCTACTGTGTTTGTTGTATATCGTATTTTTACTGCTCTACCTCTACCTCTAACATTTATCTTTTCAGTTGTGCTAGTAATAGACCCACTTGTTTGCACATTAGCTGTAGATTGTGGATACTGTTCCAAAGTTAATTGTGCTGTCATTGTGTTTGCCAAATTGTCAAAATCAGGTACTAATTTATTTACAGACATCAACTGATCACCGTCTGCTATTTCTACAGATCCAGTTTCCAAAAAAGCTGTAATA